CCATCTATGTTATCAGATTTGTCTCCATCTATTGATCTGTATACAGCAAAGTTGTGAGATGGTATTCCATAATCCTCTAACACCTTTGGTGGATCGTACATTTTCTTTTTTGTGGGAGACCAAACTGAAACTCTGTGATTTACTAATTGTAGAAAGTCTTTATCTGTAGACATCAAAACTATTTTAGATGTCTTTAGAATCTGTTTGGTGACATAAGCCATCGTATCATCAGCTTCAATATTCTCAATTGTAATAGTGGTAACTGGCAAATATTCCAAATAGTCAATGACTCTAGTTATCTGTAAAACCATTGATTGGTGTTCATCTTCCTTTGAAGCAAAATCATAAGCCCTATTCAATCTTTTAGACATTGAACGACCAGCTTTATATTGTGGAAATATTTTCTTACGGCGATTAGACCCACCTTTACCATCAAAAACGATGATGGTTCTAGTAGGTCTAATTGTTTTTATAGCGTATCCGATTGACCTTAGAAAACCAACTATTCCCCCAACATGAGCACCGTCATCATTGAGAGTTGGTATAGCACTAAAACATCTTATGAATGTATTTAGACCATCTATAATCAATACCTTATCGTCAGGATTTTCTGACTCTACGCTTCCACCTTTTTTCTTTATTTCTTCAAGTATTGATAAATACTTAGCATTACTCACCGACAACCTCTTCTGTAATCTCAACATCATCGATACCGATTTCAGCTTTGTTATACTTGAGGATTATCTTATCACAAATCATATTGTAACAATGTTCTTTGAACTCTTCGTCTTCCAACTTTTCAGACCAATCTTTGGATTGGAATTTTATTTCCTCACCATTATGGTCTTTCATAGTATACCAAGCACCACCAACTTTTGCAATCTTATGTTCTTTTAGAACCTGTAACCAACTACCCTCATCATCAATACCACTTTCAAAATAGAGTGGGAACTCAGCTTTTCGTAATGGAGGACCTAATCTGTTTTTTATTACTTGTGCCAGAATAGTCATACCTATTACATTCTTTTTAGAGTCTTTTATCTGACCTTTGTTCTTCAAACGAATACGGGTTGATGCGTGAAATGGAAGAGCCTTACCACCTGAAGTTGTATAAGGGTCTCCAAACATAGCACCCAATTTTACTCTAAGTTGATTTGTAAATACTAAAGCAATTTTCTGTCTACCAATCATCTGAGTAATCTTTCTCATAGCTTTTGATATTACAATTGCTTTGGAAGTAGCCCAACCATCTTTATCGAAGTCAGCTTCTAACTCTACCTTGGTAGTAGCAGCTGCAAGTGAATCAACTAAGATGGTTACTAACCTATCTTTATCTGACTCTCTTACTTTAGTTACAATCTCTTCTATAGCCTCAAAGATATCCTCAACAGTCTCTAAGTGTAAGTATAACATATTATTTATGTTCACTCCTATGACTTCTAAGAAGTCTTCACTTACAGCAGTTTCTGTATCTATGTAAACAGCAACACCACCTTTTTTCTGTGTCTCAGCAAGTATGTGTGCACCAATAAGTGATTTACCACTACTCTCTAATCCATTCAACTCTGTAATTCTACCAACGGCAATACCACCATTAGGTCGATTGGAAATAGCTAAATCCAACATTGTTGAGCCACTAGAAATAAATTCTTTTATATCTGTGGGTGTTTCGGTGGCACCATCTAAGAAATATGCAACCTTATAATCTTTGAATTTTTTATTTAGGGAATCCGCTAAAACCCCAGCCAAATCGTCTTTTACTGACATATATTTCTCCTATAAAAAAACAAGGGTGGTTCCAGAAGTATCAATAATGGGTGCAGTACCGATAACTAACAGTGGCTCTAAACCTTAGCCACCCTATATTTTATTGTTTACTTACTTACTAAAAAGTTCATCAAAAGCAGCACTAGCATCTTCAACCTTCGTTGAATTTTCTATTACAGCACTTTCTTTTACTTTTGTAGTACTAGTTTCTTCTTCATCAGTAGATTCAGATGGGTTCAACCATTCATTTAAAACCTCTGTAAGTTCTTCATAGGTTCTTTCCTGATACAACTCAGTAATATCTTTTTGGTTCTCTAAAAGATTTTCTAATTGAGCTTTATCCTCTACGATTGGAGTCTGGTTCGGTTTCACACGAATAGAGGTTTTTGGAAAAGAAGCACCACTTTCTTCAGCAGTAATGAACTCTACAGATACATCACGACCATTTACAGGATCAGTAATATCACCATAATCTGGATCGGCAATTACAGAAAGTAATTCTTGATAAACAGTCTTACCAAAACCCCAAAACTTAACACCTTGTGATTCTTCACCACGAACTACGATTGGAGCAAAGGTTCTCATCTTTGATTCCAATTTACGAGCCATTTGGTATTCCTCACGATTGCCACTTGTTTTGAGTTTTTGTGCAAACTCTTCAATTGGGTCTGGACGACCAAATGTGATTGGTGAAAGATAGGTTTTATTATTCAAACCAAAATGAAAAAACAATTCAATGAAAGGATTATCCTTATTATGTTTATAAGGTAAAACTCTAATTACTTGTTTTCCTGGTTGAGGTTTCCATAGGTTTGAAGTCCTATTGTTTGTTGTTTGAAGTTGATTAAGACGCTTACGAATTGAATTAATATCCATTTGTTATTCTCCTTATGTATTATTTATTTTTCATTTCTAAGTTACTATCGTAACCATTGTTATAATAAGTATCACCTACTTATCTAAAATTCAAATTTATTTTAGATCCTATCGAAGTTTTTCGTGTCTACTATCTTATACAATTTTGTAGGGATTTTGTTTAGACCCGCATCATTGGTCAATAATAATGAGTTTTTATAATTTTCCCAAGGTACAGGAAATCTCTTATCCAACACTCCATTGTTCAAACTTCTTATTACTTCATTCAGAGCATTGATTGAATATAATGTATTTGTTTGTTTCTTTCTATGTAGTGAAATAGTATTTGGAATATCTTCAGCAACATAATCATCTTCATAAGTTACATTGTAAGTACAAATCATCTGATTAGGTTCTGATAAATTTTGGAATACATAGACCTTATCATATAAAATATCATTACACTCTATAATAAGTTCGAGGATATCATCAAGTCTATCTCTTGTAGAGAATGTGCAAAGTAGTTGAGTTCTCATTATATGTTAGTACCTAATTTTTCATTAACTTCATCTAATTTTACTTGAGCATATTCCTTTGGTGTATATTCTTTTCCTTTGTATACAATAATCAGATTACCATCATCATCCTTTTTCCAACCAGCTCTAGTTTTTGTTTCATTACCAGATGGGCTTAGCCCATAAGCACTTGCGTATTTGACTAAGTTATCATCATCTAAAGCACCTCTTTTTATTAAACTGGCAGTCATTACTTCATTAGCCATACCCGCATCAAGAACTTCACTATTACTAGAATCCTTTATACTATCTTCCCATTTTTGTCTCAATGCTTGTCTCTCTGATACTGGAGTTCCTGCCATAGTCATAGCAAACCCTCTAAAATAGCCATCCGTTCCAGAAATGGAAGTAGCCCTACGACCACTTGGGTCTTGAACATATCTTGTCAATCCCATAGCGTTAACTAACTTCTTACCAATTTTAGATGAAATAGCTTTGATACTTTTCTTATCCTCTTCGGAAACATCTGGCTGTGATAAAAGTTGTTTTTGAATATTTTTTATTTCCTGTTCAGCGCGTTCTATTTCATCACCCAATACTTCAGCAGTAACATTATCACCTAAAGTAGAAGAAGCAACCTCTGGCGTACCTGACTCTGAAATTTCTACATTTTCATCATGCATATCTCTGGTTGTTCCACCACCCTTTAGTTTATACTCAACATCACCTTGTAATCGTAATGCCGTTTGTTCTTCTACAGTAACTCTTCGGTTTATATCTTCAAATCCCTCTTTCTTCTTTTTAAAATATTCTTCCGATTTTGGTTTGTCACCATCCATATGCTTATCAACATCTTCTTCAAAAAATTGTTTCATATTTTTATCTTTTTTATTTTGATTAGCTCTTGATGAAGTCAAAACCTGATTTGCTTCGTGTTCTCTATTCTTATAATCTTCTTCTGTTGGTTGTCCATTATCTTTATTTTGAAAACCTACAACATGCTCTAAATCCATAGATTCTAAGTCAAGTGGTTCTCCAGTATAAGCATCTCTACCACCTTGTTCTAAATACATTCTCCAAACAAGCCTTCCCCTATCATTTGATGGAACTTTACCCCTCTTTACCACAGGTTTACCATTTTCATCTTTTTTGATATTTGGGTCATTTACATCAGATGTTATACTACCATCTTCCCGTACATAGCCAAGAAAATGTAATTTTTCACCTGATTTACCAGTTTTACCTTTACCTTTTAGTGCATTTTTTACAGCTTCTGGAAGTGAATCATAACTAGCCCTAACTGTATCTTCTGAAACTTTTCTGTTTCTAACTTTCCTAACACCCTTTTCTACTTCTTCTGGTATAGCGTCATCATACATTTCCTCTAAGCGTTTTCTATTCTTATGAAGTAAATCGATATCATCATGTCCTAGCATATTTTTACCAACACCAGCATTCTCTCTACCCTCATATAAAAAAGCCAAGGTAGTTAGTATTAGAACTTCTTCTTGTGCATCAGCAGTTTCTAAACCTTTCTCTAATGTTTCTTCAAACTTTTCTAATTTTTTGATTCTCCTTTCTTCTTCTTTAGCCAATTCATCAAATTGAGTTCTAGCTTTTAAATTACTGATTCTCTCCTTTTGACTAACCTTACCAACTTCTTTTTCCCTTTCTTCTGGCGTCATCTTTAAAAGTCTTTTATTCAATTTAACTTTATCTCGAATAACATCTTGTTCAGCTTCCTCTTCCTTTTCCTTTTTATATATATCGGCTCGTTTAGAAGCTTTAGCAGTTCTTGTCCATTCTGGATCTTCTGGAGACATATGACCACCATCTCCATCTTTATCTCGTTCAAAATCTGATGTGCCACTTAATTTTCCACTC